TGCCATACACGCAAGGCAGATAGCTAAGACATACAACTGTGCTGTATTGTATATGTCGCAGTTGTCAGCAGAGGCAGAGGGCAAGGTTATTCTTAACCAAGCTATGATGGAAGGCAGTCGTACAGGTAAAGCTGCCGAGGCTGATTTGATGATATTGATAGCTAAGAATCCACAAGTAGAGGGTCAAGACGAAGAAGATGCACAGAGACATTTAAACGTAGTCAAGAATAAGTTGACAGGTTGGCATGGTACAGTTCATTGCGAACTTGATTATATAACAGCGAGGTACGAGGCATGAAGTTAACTCTTGATGTAGAGAACACAGTTACACACAGAGATGGTAAGTTACATCTCGACCCATTCGAGGCTAGTAATAAGTTAGTGATGGTTGGATGTCTGACAGATAAAGGCGAAGAGTATTTGTTTAGAGATGACTTTAGTGGAGTGCAAAAGTTACTAGATGATGCTACAATCCTGATAGGACATAATATTGTACACGACTTACTGTGGTTGTGGGAGTGTGGCTTTACGTACAATGGTTCTGTTTTTGATACAATGCTTGGAGAGTATGTATTGCAGAGAGGTAACAAGCAACCTCTATCGCTTGAGGCATGTGCTATTCGATATGACCTCGATACTAAAAAGCAAGATACTATGAAGGAATACTTTGCTAACAAAGTTCCTATTGATGAGATACCACCACAAGAGTTAGCAGACTATCTGTCTGCAGACTTACGTGCTACCCAAGAGTTATCTGATGTCATATACAGAAAACTCAATACCACAGAGTATGCAAGTTTGATGGATACAGTTGTCCTTACAAATAAGGTTGCAATCACTCTAGCTAGAATATATCAGAATGGATTTCATGTAGATAAGGATAAGTTAGATGAAGTTCGTAGTGAGTTTGAGAAAGAGAAGTCAGATATAGAGATACGTTTAAACAGACAAGTCAAAGAGTTGATGGGAGATACACCTATCAATCTTAATAGTCCTGAGCAGATGTCTTGGGTGATATACAGTAGAAAGCCACACGACAAGACTATGTGGGCAAACAGTTTTACTCCATACATGGATAAGTCTGACTACAGACATTCGATAGGGCAAAACTCTGACATTGTGTACAAGACAAGAGCAGAGCAGTGTTCAAGTTGTGTAGGCACAGGCTACTACAGAAAGACTAGAAAAGATGGTACACCCTTTGCTAAACCTACAAAATGTAGTGATTGTGATGCAGTTGGATATTTATTTGTACCTAATAATACTATTGCAGGATTAAAGTTCAATGCACCTACTGCGAAGTGGGTCAGTGCTAATGGATTTAGTGTAAACAAAACTAATCTAGCTATGTTACATGGTATAGCTAAACAAAAGAATATGACAGACGCAATGAACTTTCTTACGGACTTACAGAGACTATCAGCACTTGATACATACCTTTCATCTTTTGTTGAAGGTATCAACACACATATCAAGCCTGATGGTAAGCTACATGTTAGGTTGTTACAGCACCGAACTTCTACAGGAAGATTTAGTGGTGCTGACCCTAACATGCAGAATATGCCTAGAGGTGGTACATTCCCTGTGAAGAAGGTGTTTATATCACGTTGGAAGGGTGGACAGATACTTGAGGCAGACTTTGCTCAATTAGAGTTTAGAGTATCAGCGTACCTATCACAAGACAAGATTGCTATGAAGGAGATAGAAGATGGATTTGATGTGCATAGTTATACTGCTCGTATTATTAGTGATGCAGGCGAAAAAACATCTAGGCAAGAGGCGAAGGCACACACGTTTGCTCCCTTGTATGGAGCAACAGGATTTGGCAGGACACCTTCTCAGGCTACATATTACAAGCACTTCACGGAAAAGTATAAAGGAATCGCACTATGGCACTCCAAATTGGCTAAAGAAGTTATGAATACAGGTAAGGTTAGAATACCATCAGGCAGAGAGTTTAGTTTCCCTGATGTAGTAAGACGCAGAGATGGTTCTGTTTCTCACTTCACGCAGATAAAGAACTATCCTGTGCAGTCATTCGCTACTGCTGATATTGTACCTCTTATACTTACACACATAGCGAAGAAGTTAGAAGTATTACAATCTAAAGTTGTAAATAGTGTACACGATTCTATCGTTATTGATGTACACCCTGATGAGATAGATACTGTTATCTCTCTTATAAAGAATATAAATAATACCATGAAGGCTCTTATAGAGCAACAGTTTGCAATATCTTTGAATGTTCCATTATTACTAGAGGCAAAAATAGGTAATAATTGGCTTGACACCAAAGACGTTTTGTGATATAACAATAAAACTTTTAGAAAGGAGAATTACATATGAGTAATTTAGTTACAATAGATACTAACAATTATAATGCTATGGCTAAGGCAATGGGTATTGCTAATGAAGGCACTAGCAGTGATGGGAAGACAAACAATCTTCCTAGATTAAAGATTAATCATTCACCTATCATGGGCGAGGCAGAAGTCAATGGTAAGAATGTTAATGTGGAAGTAGTAGAAGGGGGAACATACAAGTTAGATGTTCCTGATGAGAATATATTCTACTCTAAGTCAGCCAAGATAAGACCCTTTGTACAAAGATTTATGTACAAAAGATTTGTGAAGAATATGTCTGCAAAGGCAGGAGACCCTATGGGTATTTATCATAAGACTATTATGGCTGATAATCTTAATATAGATTTGAAAGATAATCAGGGTGGTTTTAATTGTGGTAAACCTTCAGGTTGGATAAAAGACTTTCAGGCTTTACCTGTAGCCACACAGGATTTGATAAAGCAAATCAAACGTGTTCGTGTTATCTTTGGTACTATTGAGTTAGATAAACCTACAGATGAAAAGGGTAACTCTTTAGATACAAGTGCTCATCCTTTTATATGGGAGATAGATAATAGAGATGCCTTCAAGACTTTAGGTATTCCTTTCGCTAAGTTAGCACAGATGAAGAAGTTACCTGTTCAGCATACGATAGCTTTGAATACTGAAGAAAGAAAGCTACCAAATGGTAATTCTTTTTATCTACCTACAGCTAGTCTCGATTTGATTAATGCTGTTACTCTCGATGACAAAGACCAAGAGATGTTTTCCAATTTTATTTCTTGGATTGAGAACTATAACTCTTACATAATTAACGAGTGGGATATGAAAGCGAAGGATGATATCAGCAAAGATGATATGCAGACTGTAGATGAGTTCATTGATATTGATGATGAGGTAGCTTAATGAACCACCCTGCTGAAATGATGATTCATCAATACTTACAAAATGCAAGTAAGGGTGAGACTGCTATGAGTTCTGAGACTATTGAGCAGGTAGCATCTGATATAAAGGATGCACTGAATCGTCAGTTCAACTCAAAAAGGGATACGGATTTTAGGTTTCGCATGTCAAATATTGGTAGACCCTCTTGTCAGCTATGGTATGAGAAGAATAAACCTGAGACAGCGATACCTAGACCTACTACATTTGTTATGAATATGATGATAGGAGATATAGTTGAGGCTGTGTTCAAAGCTATTCTTAGGTCAGCTAAAGTAGACTTTGAAGATAGTGATACTGTATCTCTTGACATTGATAAAAATAATACTATATCAGGTACGTATGATTTAGTTATGAATGATGCAGTTGATGATATCAAGTCGGCATCTGATTGGTCATACAAATATAAGTTTGATTCTTATGAGACTTTACATTCAGGCGATAGCTTTGGTTATGTAGGACAACTCGCAGGTTACGCAAAAGCCTCTAACAAAAAGGCAGGTGGTTGGTGGGTTGTCAATAAAGCGAATGGTCAATTTAAGTATGTTCCTGCTCACATAGAGATGAACAAAGAGATTGATAAAATCAAAAAGAATATAAAGTCTGCAGAGTCAGACAAGTTAGTACGATGCTTTGAACCTGAGCCTGAAACTTTTAGAGGTAAACCTACAGGTAACATGGTTTTAAGTAAAAACTGTACATTTTGTTCATACAGACAAGACTGTTGGGAAACTCTCGAAGAGTTACCTTCACAGGTGTCTCAAGCTAAAGAACCTAGAATGGTTCAGTACGTAAAATTAGAAAGGAGAAAAGCATGAGTAAGTCAATGGATGAATTAAAAGAAGAAATACAGGAAATGGAAAAGCAACTCGCAGAGGCTAAAAAGCAGTATCGTGAAATACGTACTGAAGGTTTGCGTAATGCTATAGAGGCTAGAAAAGTAGCTGAGGATGCTGTAAAGGAAGAACTAAAGAACTTAGGATATAGCACTTCCTATAGTCCATTCACAGGTATAACTTGGCGAAACTTCTAAGTGTCTCCTCATAAAGTAAGAAGAGAGGCTATAAAATATGGATATAGGAGTGGCTTAGAACATGCTATATCCATATACCTCACTGAACTTAAATGCGAATATGGTTATGAAAGTCTAAAGATAGAGTGGGAAGACTTAACTTACAGAACGTACACTCCTGATTTTATACTAAACAATGGAATAATAATAGAAACTAAGGGTAGATTTTTAGCATCAGATAGAAAGAAACATATAGCTATAAAAAAACAACACCCTGATTTAGATATACGATTTGTATTTACAAACAGTAGAACTAAGTTACAAAAGGGTGCTAAATCTTCTTATGGTCAATGGTGTGATAAACATGGTTTTAGATATTACGATAGAATAATACCTGAAGATTGGCTAAAAGAAAAAGGAAAGAATGTACATCCTAAATTTATAAAGTTTAAAGGTACTAAAATCGTAAGAAGATATAAGACTAAACCTAAGAGGAAAGTAAAAAAATGAAAGAATTTAGAAGAAGTATGAGACCTGAAGATTTTCTAATTAGTGTCAGACCACAGTTAGACCCTAGAAGATTGTGGACAGGTCAAGTTGATGTAACTATTATGTCATCACACGAGAACCCATTGAATGATGATGATTTTTATTCTCTGATGTCTTTTTGTAGAACTATATGTTCTTCTATACCTGTCATGGAAGAAGATGATTATGTAAGAGATAAGTTAGAGGCAAAGGCTGATGAGTATGAGAATAGAAACTCAAATGAAAAAGCTAAAGTAGTAGATAAAGATGACAATGTTGTTTACCTGTCATTTAATACAGATACTGAGGGTAACGCATAATGATTAGAGTAAAGATAATGATTACCCTAAATGTAGACCCTGAAGAATATCCTGTTCCTTCTGATGGAGATGTGACAGAAGATTTTGAAGATTATATAAAAGAATTATACCATGACTTAGAGGGTGTAAAGATAAAGAATATGAAAGTAACAATGGAGTAGAAAATGATAAATAATTACTTACCGACAGATTATCAAAACTTCATAGCACTCTCTCGCTATGCAAGGTGGAAAGATGATGAGCAGAGAAGGGAAAATTGGGGAGAGACTGTAGGTAGATACTTTGATTATATGGATAATCATTTACAGAAAAACTATTCATACA